CAGTAAGAAGAAAAAGAAGAAGAAATAAAAAAATGGGGATTGTATCTATCAATTTAAAAACGGGTGATATAAGAAGCCCGAAGCGTGTAGCACGAGATATTGACCCATTGACAGGGAAAGGAAGATCTTATGGTACAAGTTGGGTTAAGACAGGATCGGCTTTGCAGAAATCGCCTGTTAAGACAGGGTATCGTTACCATCCTGAGCGTTATCCTGAACGCAAACAAACCCGTCAGATTTTTGGCAATCCTACTCAAGAAAGTAGGAAACTAAATTTAGGTAAAAGGAAACAAAAAAAAATATTAATCGGAATGCATAATAGATGAAGCAGGAACACGAAAAGCGTATTGGTCCCAGACGGGAGAAGTGGCTGGAGGAGTATTGCACTCACGGCGATGCGACTTTAGCGGCAAAGAACGCAGGATATAAATATCACACGGACACCGATTTCAGGAAGGAGGGGAACCGTCTCAAGAAAGCAATGGAATCTGAAATTACCCAAGAGATGGAAGGACGGATGGGTGATAAGGGTCCAAGGGCTTTAAGGGTGGTCGAAGAACTGATGCAAGCATCGAATTCGGATACGGTCCGATTAGCGGCGGCTAAAGATCTTCTTGACCGATCTGGATACAAACCAGTGGAGAGGATTGATGTCAGCACCGAACAAAGATCCGTTGAGGAGATTGAATCCAGGATTATTGGTTTAGTGGGCGTTGAAGCGGCTCAAACGCTTCTTGGAAAAAACAAAAAGGAAGAAGATGAAGAAATTATCCCAGTGGTTAAAAAGCCTGAAGAAGTTTCTCAAGCCATCAACTGATGGAACTTCAAAAGGTCGATGAGGCTCTTAGGCTTGCAGAGGAACTGCAAGAACGAAAGGAAGTCAACCGAATCGATTTCTATGATCCCTACCCCTACCAAACCACTTTCCATCAAGCACAGGATTTATTTGGAGGACGTGCAAAACAACGTCTCCTCATGGCGGCTAACAAGGTGGGGAAGACTTTCTCAGGTGCGGCCGAGTTGGCAATCCACCTTACGGGACGTTATCCGAAGTGGTGGACGGGCCATAAGTTCTATAGGCCGATCCGTGCTTGGGCGGCTGGGAACACGTCAGGCAACACAAGAGATATTGTCCAGGCTGAAATGCTGGGAGAGGCAGGAGATCCAGAAGAGTTTGGAAAAGGAGCGTTGCCCAAAGATGTTATTGTCTCTACAGACCGTTCCCCTGGAATCCCAAACGCACTTAGTGCAGTGGTGGTCAAGCACGTTTCTGGGAAGAATTCTAAGCTTTTTTTCAAAAGTTATGAGCAGGGGAAAGAGCAGTGGATGGGTTCAGCAGTGGATTGTGTCTGGCTGGATGAAGAACCGCCACAACCAATATATTCTCAGGCTCTACGTGCTACCTTAAAAACCGCAGGATTGGTATGGATGACGTTTACACCAGAGTCGGGAATGACCAATACGGTTGCGGCATTCATGAACGATCTGAAGAAGTCTCAGAACCTCTATCATGCAACATGGGATGATGCACCGCATTTATCAGAAGATGCAAAAGAAGAAATCCTCTCTGCATTACCGCCTCATGAGAGAGATATGCGAAGCAAGGGAATCCCTGTCCTTGGTAGTGGCATGGTATTCCCAATCGATGAGGAATCAATTAAGGAAGAGGCTTTTGCCATTCCTGAACACTGGTCAAAGATTTGCGGGATCGATTTTGGATGGGATCATCCATTTGCGGCAGTTTGGATTGCCCATGATCGGGACACGGACACGATCCACGTCTACGACACGTATCGGGTATCTGCAACAACTCCAGTGGTCCATGCAGATGCGATTAAGGCGAGGGGTGAATGGATTCCAATATCATGGCCGCATGATGGTATGCAACACGACAAGGGTTCTGGAGAACCTTTGGCGAAACAGTATCGAAGGCTTGGGTGCAATATGCTTGGGAATCATTTCACGAATCCAGACGGGGGTAACGCAGTGGAGCCAGGTATTCTCGACATCTTCATGCGTATGCAGTCTGGCAGATTTAAGGTCTTCAACCATCTTTCCGACTGGTTTTCTGAAATGCGAATGTACCACAGAAAAGACGGAAAAATCGTCAAGGAACGAGATGACATCATGAGTGCGACTAGATATGCGGCAATGTCTGTCAGATATGCATCAACCCTGAAGTTTGAGCCACGGGTTGAGACAGCGGTTGGAACGGCTGATAGCGACTACGTTTACTTTAACTAGCTTATGAATATCGATTTTCTTAGATCAAAAAGTAGGTTGATCAAAAAAAGGCTGACCCGTCAAAGATCTGCAATGGGTTCTGCATTCAGTGAAACAGAAGCGGCACATGCATCCTACAAGAAAGAATTTGGTGATATTGCTGGAGCCCAGACTGCGTTTGATGAGGCTAAAACAGCAGGGTTGAAGACGTTTGGAAAAACAGGAACAGGCCAGAGACTTGATGCTATAGGGAAAAAATACAACATCGATAATTTATCCCAGTTTGCAGGAAGCGGTAATGTCACAGGCTTTGGAAGCAATCTTAGGAATAAATTACAGCAAGCAAAAGAAGGTACTGGAAAATGGAAGCAAGCAACTGCATCAGCAGGAATTCTGGATGCTTATTTTTCAGGACAAAAATGGAAGGGAGAGATGGTTCATGATTCTCTGGTTCAACGTCATGCCAGAGAATTAGGCTTTGATACGTCTAATATATCTTTTAGTGGAGGTAGAGCTTCAAAAGCCCGTCAAGGTAGAACACGAACTGGTGGCTGGGGCCCTTTTAAATTTAAGTATTGGGATTCTACTGCTAAGTGGAGTGAAGACGTAACGAGTAAATTTACAGATACCAAAAGCAGATTAAAACAACTGCATGATGATTTAGGATTTAGTGATGTTGAAAAAGATATTGGGTTTCTGACAGGAAGAACTAGAGATTTTACTGGGAAAGAAACAGCCGTTGAAAATTTTGGAGCAAGTCAGGAATTTAAGGATTACAACACTGCGCTTGATCCTACACGAAGCCAACTTGCTCAAGAACAAACCGAAGCAGGAGCCGCAGAAAAGATCTTTAGAGAAAAAGAAGGAATCTTTACTTCTGCAAAAGAACGATTTGATACGACTACAGCAGATTACACCAAACTGGTAGGACGGATTAAAAAGTTCGAGCGACTTGGAATGGGTCAGGAAATCAAGTCTAAGAGGTTTAAACAAGCCCGTGCTGGTGCAGGATCATATCTGTAATGGCAAGAGATCACATACGGATTGTTCCAATCGACAATGAAGAGTTTTTTAAAGCAGTCTTGGATGCGGCAGAGTTGGATGAAGACGGAATTACCAATCCAACCCATGCAGTAATGAGAAAAGGGGAGATTGTTGGTGCATTTTCAACCTATGTCCCTTGTGTCAACTGGTGGATGTCAACTGCCAAAGAAGATGGAATTACCAATATCGAATCGATGATGGTGTTGACCACAATGGAAGCAATGCTGAGAGATAAAGGAGTCAGGAATTATATGATGCCCTGCAACATCAATAGTCCTTATTTCAAATTAATGGATCGTGTCGGATTCTACAAAGAAACAGACGATCTCTACCTATTTACCAAAAGTTTAAAAGAGGATTGATATGGCAGGATGCAATTTGAGAAAAGGCGATAGCTTTGATTTTGACTCTGCTTGGGGTGGTGGTAACTGGAAAGACCGTTTAGGCAAAGGAGAATTTGGAGCAGGATTTGAAGGCTTGGAAGGTGGAGCATGGGCTGATCGAACAGGATTTGGAGGAGTTTCCAGAGATATAAATGCTTCTATGAAAGAATTTAACGAAGCATGGGGTGGAGGTGGTTGGATGGATGATCGTCTTGGAATGGCACAGTTTGATAAAAAAGGTTCAGGAGGAGGTGAAACTGATGAACCAACAATGCCTGATGACCCAGGAGACGGATCTTCTGTTACTGATGATACAATGAACGATTTAACAGAAGGTGATCCTGAAGAAGAAGCAAGAATAGCACAGCAACGTGCAATGCGTAGACGAGCATTACAAAACAAAATGGGTAAACGTAGCACAATCAGAACAGGTGGACGTGGAGCAACAGGATATTGACCAGCAACAGCTTGAAGAGAAGCTGATTGAACATCTGAAAGCAGAATTCGGGGCTCTCCAAGACCAACGCCACAATTGGGAATCCATGTGGCAGGATATTGGAGAACTGACGATTCCTGCACGGGCTGATTTTAATACTCACCGTGCTAAAGGAGAAAACAGACGATCCAGGATCTTTGATTCGACTCCTGTTAGATCGCTGACCCGTTTTGCATCGGGGCTTCACAATATGCTTGTCCCGTCTACGATTCCTTGGTTTATCATTTCGACTCAAAACCGACAGGCTTCTAAAGACAGAGATATTGCTTTGTGGTTGGAACAAGCCCAGCTTCACATCCAGGATAATTTTAATAGACCTTCAACGAATTTCCATCCTGCAATCCATGAATACATGCAGGATCTTGGAGCGTTTGGAACTGGGGTCATGATGATCCTGGACAGACCAGGAGAAGGGCCATATTACCTTACAATCCCTCTGTACGATTGTTACCTAGCAATCAACGATTTAGGGCGTGTAGACACTCTTTATCGACTTTACGAGCATACGGCAAAAGAGCTACTGGATGCCTTTGGTCCTGATCCATTGCCAGAATCGGTTTTAAATGCATTGGAAAAGAACAATGCGTTTAAGCGTTTTGAGTGCATTAACATCATTAAACCCTCAAAACACTTGAATCTGCCTGTTCCGTTGCAGATGCCTTATGTCTCTATTTTCTGGTTGAGATCGGAAAACAAGATCTTGTCGATCCGAGGATTCAACGAACAGCCGTTTATTTGTTCCAGATGGGATCGGAATTCCATGGAAACCTACGGGCGTGGTCCTGGAAACGAGGCCCTTTCAGACATCCGAATGCTGAATGAAATGGAGAAAACTTTTCTGAAAGCACTTCAGAAATCAGTTGATCCTCCGTTGATGGTCCCAGATGACGGATTTATCTCACCGATCAGAACTACACCTGGAGGAATCAATTATTTCCGTGCAGGAATGACCAAAGATGACAGGATCGTTCCGATGCCGACTCCGCAACGGATTGACTACGCAGAAGCCAAAATGGCAAAGGTTCGTCAATCCATACAGCAGTCCTTCTATCTGGATATGTTGGAGCTTCCTGGACCTACGGCTGAAGACGGAGATGTGATGCGGTTTACTGCAACCGAAATTGCGGCACGTCAAAGAGACCGTTTATCGATTCTTGGGCCTATTGTTTCGAGACAAGAAATCGAAATGCTGGGGCCCATGATTGAGAGAACTATGTCCGTCCTCAGTCGAGGAGGTCTTCTTCCACCTCCTCCCCCAGCACTTATGCAACAGCAGATGAAACTCGAATACCAAAATCCAGTTTCGGTTGCAATGAGATCAGGAGAGTTATCTTCAGTATCTCAACTGATGCAGTTTATGGTTCCATTTGCTCAAATTGATCCCAATGTCATCAGACGATTCAACACGTCTAAACTTGCAGAACTGGGAGCAGAAATACTGAGGGTTCCTCCATCAGTTTTAAAAACCGAAGAAGAGCTGCAAATGGAGATGATGCAGGAACAGCAGATGATGGCAGAACAGCAAATGATGCAACAACAAATGGCAATGGCACAAACAGAAGAATCTTTGTCTAAGGCAGAATCCAATAGAGCTTCTGCGGAAGCGGCATTAATCAATGCAGGAGAGCCCGTATGATCTTTGACAAGGAAAAGCGGAGAAGAGCCTTATATAAGGAGGTTTTTAATTCAGAAGCAGGACAGGAAGTTCTGCATGATATTATGAGACACAATTACGTCTTTAACACGACTCAATCTTCAGATCCGTCTGAGATGTCGTTTAACGAGGGGAGACGGGCAGTAGTATTGGCAATTATGCACAATCTACAAAAATCCCCTAACGAGTTAATGGAAGAACAAGCAGAGATTTATGGAAGAATCAGCACCGACAACCGAGAGCAGTCCTTCGATCTTAACTGACGGGGCTCCTTCGGCTGAACCCAGTGCAGGGCAATCGTCACTCTTAGATGGTTCTCTAGGAGTACAAACATCCAATCCTTTGGCATTTGATCCAGGTATTTTACCTGATGATCTAAGAGGTGAGCCATCCCTTCAGAGTTTTGACTCTGTAGATAAGCTGGCAAAGTCTTATGTCCATGCCAGAAAGATGATTGGAGCAGATCCAGACAAGATGCTTCAGCTTCCCAAAGAAGATGATGCAGAAGGTTGGGATGCCGTTTATGAGCGTTTAGGAAGACCTAATGCTCCAGACGGATATGACTTTGAGCTAGGTGACGGAGAACAATCCGATGACGTGTCAGATTTTAAAAATGTGGCACATCAATTAGGACTCACCAATGACCAGGCCAAAGCCATGTTGGGGATCTATAACCAGATCTCCGAAAATGATTTAGCTCAAGAAGATGAACAATTCGAGCAGATGAATGTTGAATATCTCCAAGACATTCAAAAAGAATGGGGAGATTCCTTTAACAAGAATGCTGAACTTGCCCGTAGGGCATTTACCGATTTTGCATCTGAAGAGTTAATGGACGTTTTAAGAGAAACAGGACTGAGTAATCATCCTGAAATGCTTAAAACATTTTCCAGGATTGGTCAGGTATTGTCAGAGAGCAATGTCCTGCCTGGAACAAGAAGTGCGATTGGAGGCATGACACCAGTTCATGCACAAGAATCCATTGATTCCAAAATGGCTGATAAAGAATTCAGATCTGCGTACCTTGACGGAACGCATCCGAATCATGATCGTGCCGTTCAGGAAATGCAAAGGCTTCACAACGCACTTGCTTGATCAGATAACCCCATTCGGGGCCTGAAGCTACCAGTTACGTAGCGGACCTACCTTTAGTAGACAATCCGTATGTTGTTGATTTTTTTAACAATTTATAACGGATTAATATGTCTACTCAAATTACAACTTCGTTTGTAAAGCAGTACAGCGCAAATGTGCAACTGCTTGTTCAGCAGATGGGGTCCAGGCTTCGTGGAGCCGTAACCCTGGAAGCTGGCAAGGTAGGTGAAGAAGTCTATATGGACCGAATTTCAGCTACCGATGCCCAAAAGGTAACATCCCGTCACGGGGATTCACCGCAGATTGATACTCCACATGATCGCAGACGTGTAACGCCTGTTGATTACGATTGGGGAGATCTCATCGATAATCCTGACCGCTTGCGGACTTTGATTGATCCTGCATCTGCATATTCCGTCAATGCCGCTATGGCAATGGGAAGAGCAATGGATGATGAAATCATTGCGGCTTTAACTGGTACTGCATACGCAGGAAAAACTGGTGGAACTGCAACGGCTTTACCTTCAGGTCAATTAATTGAAACAGATGCAAACACATTTGATGTTGATAGTAATACTGCTTCTAACAGCCAACCTCTTACAGTAGGAAAGCTGATTGAAGCACGTAAGATTCTCGGAGCCGCAGATGCCGATGATTATGATATCAACGGAAATTCCAATTTGTTTCTTGTAGTCAATGCCCAGCAATTAGGGTATCTGCTGACATCTACAAAAGTGAATTCGGCAGACTATAACCAGATTCGTGCATTGGTTGCTGGTGATCTAAACCAGTATATGGGATTTAACATTATCCGAACCGAAAGGATTGGTACGTTGACTTCCAATTCCATTACTTGTGACGGTGTTGTCGCATTTCACAGACGAGGAATCGGTTTGTGTATTTGGGAGGATATTGTCGCAAGAATTACAGAACGCCCTGACAAGCGATTTAGTCAATACATCTACTACAGAATGACTCTTGGTTCAGTCCGTCTGGAAGAAGAACGTGTTGTCCATATTGCTTGTAAACAAGGCGCAACTTCTTAACCCATAGCACGGATGAATTATGGCTAATATATATGGTGCCAATCATACTACTGCTTATCCTTCTGAAGCTTCATCTACTGCTCTTGCAGGAATGGTAGAATCATCAGAGCAAGGTGGAAGGGTAAGAGTTTTGTATGACCGCTACACCGCATCTGGTGGAGCAACAGGAAATTCCGATGTAATTTACATGGGAAAACTCCCTGCAAATGCAACATTCCTTTATGGAGTGCTTCAAAATGACAGCACTGGCTCTCCACAGTTCCAGGTAAAAGTCGGAACAACGGAAGTCCGAGCCGCCGCAACTGCAACTGCAAGTACCTCAGTTCTTTTTGGGAAGGCTCAAGCTGGATTAAAAACAACAGCCGCAACAGATATCACAGTTACATTGTCAAGTGCCGCAGTAGCAAGTGGCAAATATGTAAGTTGCATGATTTTCTACACGGTTGACTGATAATGGCTTCCGAAACCGATATCTGTAACATCGCTCTTTCCAATTTGGGAGAGCGACCTATCAACGATAGGACAGACGAAAATCAACGGGCAAGAGCTTGTGATAATCGTTTTGATGATGTGAGGGATCTCGTCCTTCGGAGTCATATATGGAATTGTGCGTTGAAGAGGTTGGCACTGACCTCTTCAGCCACAGCCCCTGTTTGGGGATATAGTTATGCTTATCCTAAACCAGCAGAAATGCTTCGGCTGATTGCGGTTAAGGAAAGTGAACATGCCTTTAAAATAGAAGGTGACAACATTGTTACTGATAGCTCGACTTTAAATATTCTTTACATTGAGCGTGTCACCGATACTGCAAAATACGACTCATTACTGGTCCAGGCAATTGCGTTACGTCTTGCTACAGAAATCGGGCAGGATTTAACAGGAAAGACTGAGTTAAAAGAAAACCTGATGCGGAAGTATCGGGAAGTCTTATCTGAAGCCAGGAGTGCAGATGCGGCTGAAGGAACACCGCAAAAGATTGAATCGGATCTATGGCTCCAATCCCGTTATACGGGCATAGATTCTTGGAGGCCGTTTAGTGCATCAGTGGTTCAAGAAGATGCTTACTGATGGCTCGGTTAGTTACCTACCAAACCTCGTTTGCTGACGGACAGATCTCACCAAAGCTGAAAGGCTTTGTTGATACAGAATCCTACAAATCCTCGGTTCAAGATCTTCAAAATATGGTGGTGATGCCACAAGGCTCCATCACTCGAAGACCTGGAACCCGATATGTTGCATCAACCAAATCTAATGGTCAGGTTCGTCTAATCCCATTTAACTTTGGTCAGGATCAAGCCTATGTATTGGAGTTTGGGAACCTATATGTACGATTCTTTAAAAATAGTGCGGTTCTTGAAGATAGTGGATCTGCTTACGAAATAGATTCTCCTTACAGCACTTCAGATCTTGCCAATCTTAGTTTTACCCAATCTGCTGACATTTTATTTATTGCTCATCCGTCCCATCAACCTCGTCAGTTGATTCGATCTGGTGATACCAGTTGGGCATTTGCTTATTTTAATACTTTAGACGGTCCTTATGGTCCTATTAACACTTCTGAAGCCGCTACGTTAGAAATCAATACAACGTCACCAACAGCAGTATCTATAGGAAGTCCTTTACTTGACACCACTGATAATTTTTTCCAACTACCAAATCACGATTTGTTAGATGGAATGGTTGTTCAAATGACATTGGCTGGAACAGCACCTCAATACAAAGTCAATGCATCTGCATCTGCCGTAGATTTTGCGGCTTCAACAGATTATTACGTTGTCAATGCAACAGCATCTACATTTCAGTTAGCAACTACGTTAAAAGGAAGACCTTTACTGATTCATGCATCTACTGATGCAATTACTATATCTAAAATGATATGGCCTAAAGGAACGGCAGTCGCAATAAAAGTAGGATCTGGGACATCTAGTGCGTTTGCTCCGTCTACAGCTTACACCAAAGGCCAAATAGTCACGTCTAGCAGTAAGTATTATGTCGCAATTGTAGGTCATACATCTCCTGCAAATGAAAGTGATGGAACAAATACTGAGACTCCTGGAACCGCAGGAGGAGATAACAAATGGGAAAAACTTCAAATTAACGATGGTGATGGATTCCAATCTTATGATGTAGATTCCTATGTCCGTTGGAACCCGTTGCAGGGTGCTTCTATAAGCTGGTCATATTTTCAGATTGATTCAGTAGATACCGCAGGAAGTGATGCCAATTTAAAAATAACTGCAACGATTAAAGAAGATATTGTTGCCGCAGGACCCAACCACGAATTCCGTCAATATGCATGGAATTCCAACCGTGGCTGGCCTAGATCCATAGAAATCTTTCAGCAAAGAATGTGTTTTGGAGGAAACAACGAATTTCCTCAAACCGTCTGGTTTTCCAAAACGGGTGATTTTAACAACTTTGCATCCTCTGAAAAGATTGGTGTTGCATCAGGAAATGTATCTGCAACAGGAGCCCGTGTCGTAGGCGAACAGATCAAAGATGACAATGCTATTTCTTTAACCATATCTTCAGCTACCGTGGACTTGGTGGATTGGATGATATCTGGAAAGAAACTTACTGTAGGAACCTCTGGAGGGGTTTTTCAGATGTATGGTGCGGAGACAGCACTGACGATTACTCCGTTCAATTTTACCATTGACCGAGTAACCAGTTACCCCACTGAATCTGGGGCATTACCTATCATTATTGATAATAACGTCATTTACGTTCAGAAAAACGGCAGACGTTTAAGAGATATTGCCTACAGTTCAGATGCAGGGGGAAATCAGGCTACTGATTTAACGCTGAGAACAGACGATATTGCATTGGGAGTTCTCAAGGATGTGGCTTACCAGGATATGCCTTATAACCTCGTATGGGGGCGTATGGCAGATGGAAAGCTGATTGCTCTGACTTACAACAAATCCTTAAACATGAGTGCATGGAGCCATCATGTAATGGGGGGAGCATTAAGTTCTGCACACGCAGAAGTCGAGTCAATCACGGTTATTCCAACTACAACCCACAATCAGTTGTGGATGGTTGTCAAACGAACAGTAAATTCTTCAACAGTAAGGTATGTCGAATATATGGATCGGTTCTACGATTCAGGAGAGTTGACCAGTGATGATGCTCATTATGTGGATTCAGGAATATATACCACAGGATCAGGGGTAACAAACCTTACTGGTTTAGGGCATTTGGTTGGTCAGACCGTCCGTGTTTTAGCAGATTCCGCTTTACAGAATGACAAAACTGTTTCTGGTGGTGGTGCAATCACTATAGATGAATCAGACAAAATCCATGCAGGACTTGGGTACGACAGTTATGTAACAACCCTGGATCTAGCATTAGGACCACAGGGAACCTTAGTCGGAAACCGAAAAAAGATTTCCAGAATTGTAGTAAAGCTCCTGGACACAATGGGACTTAAATATGGACCCAGAACTACAGAATTAGACGAAATGATTTTTCGTTTTCCAACAGACAATCTTGGGCAAGCGGTAGCATTCTTTTCAGGTGATGAAGTATT